AGACAAACAATTTATCCATTACTTGGAACAGTTGCAGCAGTAATTGTGAAGCCAAATGGATCATCAACAAGCGCATTCAATCCTTCATATTCCTGCAACGCTGTTATCTCAGAATGGACTCCACTTAATGGTGCCGTGGGCGAACTTGCCAGCGCATCGGTGTCCTGGCCTGTAACAGGTACAATCACTAAGGCGGTTGTGTAATGGCAAGAATGGTTTTAACAAATGCTTATGTTCTTTTCGGATCAACCGATTTGAGCGATCATATTAGTTCAGTCTCATTGAGTTCAACTTTTGACATCGTTGAGACAACTGCATTCGGTAACACAGCAAAGACTCGTGTTGCAGGTCTTGCAGACAATTCTGTAACTCTTGAATTCCATCAGGACTATGCAACTTCAAGTGTTGAGCAAACAATTTACCCAACACTTGGAACAGCAGTTACAATTGCAGTCAAGCCTGTTAATGGAACAACAACTGCCGGAAATCCTCAATACAGTTTTTCCGCCGTTGTGTCAGAATGGACTCCGTTGAACGGTGCTGTTGGAGAGCTTGCAACTGCAAGTGTGTCCTGGCCTATCAGCGGCGCAATTACAAAAACAACAACTTAATCAAACAAGGGGGAAATCATGGATGGTTTATGCATAAAGGTCGTCACAACTGATGATGTGGAAAAGGTGTATTCACTTCGACCACGCATCATTGTTGACTTTGAACAAAAATATAACAAAGGACTTGCCAAGTTAATTGGGGATGAACAGAAACTAGAACACATCTACTTTTTGGCTTGGTTAGCTTTGAAGCACAACGGAAATGTAGTGAAGCCATTCGGTGGAGATTTTCTTGATACTCTCAAGGAAGTTTCATTGGTCGTTGACCCAAATTCCGAATCCACAGAGACAGCCTGACTTATTCAATAGCAGCAGTTTCTGTGGAGACAGGTTTATCTCCAACCGATTTGCTTGATGCTCCCGATGGGATACTTGAGGCAATAGTCATATACATGAAAGAACGAGCGAAGGCGCGAAGCAAGTAATGGCGGAAATCAATTACAAGATAGTGATGCAAGGGTTAACCGAAAACATCATCGCTCTTGAACGCTTCGCGCCTGACCTTAAAAGAGAATTGAACAAAGAAATTCGTGGCATTCTTGCACCGATTGTTCTTGAGGCAAAAGGCTACCTTCCAAGCAATGATCAAATCCATCCTTCAGGATGGCAAAAAGGCGGATTCAAAAGATTCAATGGAGTCGGCCCGTTAGCACAAGATCAAACTCGTGGATTCATCGCCTATGATGCCGAACGAGCTAAAGCAGGAATCAAACAAACCGCCGCAACTTCTAAGAAGAACAGCACAGGATTTCGCAACACTTATGGAGTCATTCAGCGTGACCCAGGCGGTGCAATCTTTGAAACGGCAGGTCGAGGAAGTGCGGCATCTCGTTCACGCAGTAAGACAAGCCGATCACGCAATCCACAGGCTTCTCAGCATTTCATTGGTGTCATTCAAAGAGAGCATGGTGTTTTGCCAACTGCTCGTGGCGAAGGCAAAGATAAAGGTCGCGCCGTCATTCGCGCAGTTGATAACAATAGATATAAAGCATTGAATGCAATCCGCGAGGCAGTTGATAAAGCCTCTGCAAAAGCACAGGCACGAGTTGATGCCGTAATCAGTCAGAGAGAGGTGTAAATCGTGTCAATTGTCGAGCGCATAGTCACCGTCTATAATGACAAAGGTTCAAAGCAAGCGGTTAAAGACCTCAAGAACCTTGAAACAAAGTTTATCAATGCAGGAAAGAAAATTGGACAAGCCTTTGCAGTCGCAACAGTTGCAGTAGGTGCTTTTGCAACAAAAGTCGGCGTGGATGCCGTCAAGGGTGCAATTGAAGATCAGAAGTCACAGGCACTCCTTGCCAATGCCCTGCGTAACACAACAGGTGCAACAGATGAGGCAATCAAAGCTGTTGAAGATTATATTTCAGCGCAACAGATGCTTGTCGCCGTATCTGACACAGAACTTCGTCAGAGCCTTATTACCCTCACCGCAGCAACAGGTGATTTGACACAGGCACAAGCTCTTCAGAATGTTGCACTAGATACCGCAGCCGGTACAACAAGAGATTTGCAGACTGTTTCTTTAGCAATTGGAAGAGCATACAACGGAAACATCGGCGCGCTCACAAGGCTTGGCGTGAGCATTGACAAAACAATCATCAAAAATAAAGATTTCAAAGGCGCAGTTGATGCTTTAACAAAGGCATATGGTGGCGCAGCAGTTACGGCAGCAGATAGTCTTGAAGGTCGCTTGCGACTCTTGCAAATTGCTTATAGTGAAATTCTTGAAACTTTAGGATATGCCCTTCTTCCTGTGATTCAAGAATTTGCAGAATACATTGTTGCCAATGTTCTTCCTGCTCTTGAAAAGTGGATCAGTACCAACAAAGATGAACTTGCAGCAGGTTTGCAAGATGTTGGCACCACACTTGTTACAGTTGGCAAGTTGTTGGCAGGATTCTTCAAAACAATCTCTGAGAATTTAGGCGCAGTCAAAGCATTTGCAGCAATCTTTATTGGCGCAAAGTTGGCAACAGGCATTTATGCCATTGTCACCGCCGTTGGACTTTTACGAGCAGCATTTGTCAAGCAAGCAGCAGCAGCAACAGTTGCCGGCACCGCAACAGCGTTCGCCACAGGCGGTGCTTCGGCAATCGCAGCAGCAGCAGCCATTGGAACTTTTGTTGCAGCATCAGGTGCGGCATTGATTGCAATCAACAGAATGACAGCGGCAACCGACAAGGGTGCAGAATCTACTGTTCAATATAATTCACACCTGAAAGAACTTGGTGTTGTTGCACAGCAAGTTGCAGCAGCAAATATCAAAAACACCAAGATCATCAACAACAACACAAAAGGAACAAAAGAACTCACCGCCGCTGAAAAGAAGGCAGCAGAAGTTCGTGCCGCCATTAAGAAGGCAGGGTTGGATGTCTTTGGCATCAAGAATGTTTCAGATACCGACCCAATTCAACTTGAAGCAGCACGCCTAAACCTTGTTAAGCAGGGCAACCTTGAAGAACTGAAAAAGGTTGAAGCCTTGATGAAGTCTGCCGAGGCGCAGATGAAGGTCAACGCAAACGCGCAAAAATATGCAGACATTCTCGTTGCACTTGCAGACAACAAGATCAGCCCTGATGAAATCGGCATACTTGCAGCCAAGTGGGGAATGACAGTTCCGGCAGTCACCAACTATCTTGCAGCTCTGTTGATTGTCAAAGACCAAAAAATTGATGATTCTGAAGTTGCACTCTTAGCAGCAGCATGGGGCATCTCCAAAGAGGCAGCACAGAAGTACCTTGATTTCTACGCAGCACTCAATGATGGCAAACTCAGCGATGAAGAGATCAAGAAACTTCAAGACAAGTGGAACTTAACTTACAAAGAAGTTCAACAATATGCAGACTTTGTTGGAAAATTAGACGACTTCACTCTTTCAGATGAAGAAATCAAAAAACTTCAAGACCGATGGGGTCTAACAACAGCCGAAGTTGTTGCTTACACAAAGCAAATCGGCCTTCCTGTTTCATATTCAGGAACTCTCATTACACCGGCAGATGCAGCAGCGGCAGGTTGGAACAATGCAAACGCAGCACTTACCGCTTACATCACACAGCTTGACACAGCGATCACAAAATCGGCAGCAGCCAACGCCGCCGCCGTTGCCGCCTTTGCAGCAACACAAACGGCAATTGCAGGGGCAGAGGCAGCAACATCAGCAGCAAATGCATCCATTGCAGCATCAAATGCGGCAGCGGCAGCAGCAGGTGCAGCAGCATTGGCAGCAGCTCAAGAAGCAGAAGCAATTCTTGAAGCAGCAGAGGCAGCAGCAGCCTTAGCCGATGCCCTTTCAGGTTTAACTCAAGCCGAAAAAGATGCACTTGCTGCTGAAGCGGCTGGCAACGGAGCAGCAGTAACTGGCGGTTCAGACGGGATCAAATTCAACCCACCTGGCGGCGATATGATCGCTCTTGCAAAGGGCGGAATCGTGACATCACCTACGATGGCATTGATCGGTGAGGCTGGCCCTGAAGCGGTTATCCCACTTTCACGCGGTGGCGGATTTGGTGGCGGAATCACCATCAACATCAGCAATGC